TCTGTTATTCTTTCATTCAGTTCCGGATTTTTCTTTAAGTACGCGTAGAACTTCATCAAGCTGAACTCGTACTGTTTTTCCTCTAAAATTTCGGTAAGGGTTAGACCTCTCGTTAGTTTTTCGCAAATTATATCTGCTTGGTTCGTTGTTATCAATTCTGACTTTGACTTTGGTGTAGTAATATTCTTTGAGTTGCTCATCTGTATACTTTCTAAATTGTTGTAGTTTACTTAGTTGTTTTATTCTAGTTTCATCTGTGTAATTAGATTTTCTAAACCCTTTAACATTTTGGTACCCATGATACTTACAATAAAAGGTCCCATTTGCCAACTGATAACCTTTCATTCTACAAGGAATGAGTTTACCCTCACGTCTACCGGCACGAGTGTAGCCTTGACAGAATACTTTACGCATAGCTCTTCCCGGCATAACTATTTCTTTGGTCTACCTTTGTAGTCTAAGTTATTACGTTTATTATATTCAACCTTCTCTCTGTATCTAGGGTTACTGTTCTTACTTATCTTAGAGAGTTCAGCTAATATTTTTTGAGGGTGTACATAACTTGCTTTACTTTCCCGGTCCAGTTCAGCCTTTCTTTCTTTAGCAAGTTTTATATAGTATGGATTGTTAGTATCTGAATTAAGCTGTGCAAGGGGGAGCTTCGCTAAATTGTCTACTATAGCTTGTTGATTACCTCTATTATCTCTAATTATATTTTCTATAGTATATACTTCTAATGTATCTACTAATGTAGCTCTTATTTGCGCATTAGGTGGTTCAAATTTAGACATTGAGGTGTGTATATTTGAGCTACCTTGAAATAAACCCTCATTTTTAATGAATAATTGATTAATAGAGTAGGTTTTACCACTGCGACCTTTAATAGAGTGGATTACATTCATCTTCTCTAATGTATCCAATGATCTTTTAATAGTGGACCTAGATAAGTTAGTATCTTTAGCTAAAGTCATGTGGCGAAGTCCGGCAGAATAATTATTTTTCTTCCAGCAGTGCTTCATAAGTGCCATAAATACATTTAGACAGTTAGATTTCTTTTGACCGGACAATCTGTTAAGGTGGAAGTACAATTTGTACGTTACATGTATAAAACCTCTAGTCTGCATGGTTTTTACAATAGTTTCTATGATTTCGCTGTAGGTCTAGCAAGATTGACAGCCATTGGTCCTCATTCATCAGCTCAAACTCTGTCGGAGAGCTTGTTATTCGCTTAACTCTAAACGTTAGGGTAGTTGGGGTCAGATTTCTATAAAAAACTAAAAAGCAGGGTATATTTAGGCGACTAGCGAGGGTCTTTACAAGGTTTGTAGCCTTAAATTTCTGATTTTTATCATAACAAGTCTCAAGTATAGCAAGTGGCTCGTAGCAACGAGGACAAACCTCGACACTATCAACATCAATCATAGCTATGCCTTCATATTTCCTATGCCAATCGTTATAATTGCCATTGGAAAAAGCATAAGTCCATCTAGCCATAAATTTTTATAAGTCCATTTTTTTTTGTGTGTGTTTTTATCTCAATTATAGGTGGTAGATTGTTTAAAGAACGATTTGTTGCTTTACATAGTTCATCAAGTGCTTGACCAATATGATCTTTTTTTTTAAAATGAAAAGTGTAAGGATAAGGATAATTAATCCCTCTAACCCAAGCCTTTACAGTAATATAAAAACAAGTTCTAGCCATTATTTTTTTTCTTTTTAAGAATTAATATTTCGTTTTCTTTCTCTTCTAATTTTTTTTCAAGTGCCAATATAATATCAGATTGTTTTTTAATATACTTCTTAGCTCGTTTTAATTCAAACTTACAATCAACCTCATCAAACATACCCTCGTATGTCATTTTAATACCTCTATCTTTTTAACTACTGATCTTGGATATACTGTAGTATTACCAACTGTAAGGGATCCATCATCATCAAAACTATGTGATGCAAAGATGATAACTTTCTTTGGGTCCTTCAACAAAAGATAGCCGGTGTCCTCGCACCAACTATACGTTTGCTCTTTAGCTTTCTCAAGAGTGGTCCAATCAGATGAAGATACAATATCTTGCCAAATAATTTTAACTCTTTTGTATTTAAATTTTTTCGTACCACGCACTGTACAAATCCTCTAGTGTTACTTCATTGTTAGTTACTTCTAAGATTTTCTTTACCATATCTGGATCCGGAAATCTTTTTACTTTAGCAGTTAAACACCATCTTTGAACTGACGTGCCGGGATTTTGTACACCTTTAATGCCAAGCTCAAGTCCAAAATTATAGTAGGATAACCCTTTCTTTTTACGATATTCTTCGAGTGTCATAAGTCCTTTCTTTATCTGATATGTATCTATATATATTATATTATTTTCTTTACAATAAAAAAAAATAATATATACATAGTGGAAAACTAAAGGAACTTATGAAACTAAGAGAAAAAACAAAAGAACAATTAATAGAAGAAGCATTTGCAATATTCAATGGTGGTGATGGTTTAGATCATTGGTCCTACACTTCAACCTCTACACCTTTTGCAAAGAATATAATTCAATATACTTTCCCGGAAAAAATTAGAAGGTCTTGGTCATGGAGATACAAACCTAACTTTGGAAATCTTGTAAACAATACAGTGCAAAGATTAATTGCAGATGTTTTATACAAATCAAAAACTTCTGTAGTTACAGAGTGGGACCGAGATTATAATGTAAGTTTCAACAAAGAGCTAGAAGAAATAAATAAAAAAGATCCGGTAGATAAGAAGGATGAGTATGCAAGAAAAGAAATGGTAAGTTATGCACACGATTGTATAGGGATTACAAAAAAAGTAGTGAAAGATTTAGTTGGAACTGATAAATTGGTTTGCGAAAAATATGTTGATCACAAAGAATTTACCATGATTAAACCGATTACCGGTAGAGTAGATTATCTTACAGAAAAATTATTTATAGAATTAAAAACAAAACCACCGAACATTAGAAAGGTTAAGAACAAGGATGAGTGGAGCATGAGTACACAAGAATTACCCACTGAACCTTCGATAGATAACCTTACACAGACTTCATTTTATTATATGACTACCAAAAAGGTACCATATTTAATTTATGTAAATGATAAAGATCATATTATCTTTGATCAATCGCATGAGTTAATGAGTGAAGAACATCTGGAGCATTTATACTTTAAGATGGTTGAAAAAATTATTCTTTGGGAACGTATGATTATGTTTTGCAAAGGTAATTTATCTGAACTTGCATTGATGTGTGAGCCACCAGATATGAACCATTACTTTTATTATAAAGATTTGGCACCAGAACAATTACAATTAATAACTAAACTATGGGGAATAAAAACATGATTAAATTGGTGATAGTATCTATATCTACATTATTTTTATTAGTGGGATGTGCAAACAAACAAGTTCTTGTTGGTAAAAAATGTTTTGTAGATCAAGATGAAAATATGATTACAACAACCAAATCTTATATTTGGATTGTAGATAAAGATAAAGGATGGACAAAACAATTAACGAAAAAAAACTGCGAGGAATAAAGAAACATGACAAAGAAAAATATATATCAAAAGTTACATGCTGCCTGTCTAAGTGCCGGTGCAGTAAAGAAAGCTGAAAAATTAAATGGGATGCGCTTCAACCCACTCTTGCACGATAAGGTTCAAGAGGTAGCTACACAAGCATTGTTAGACAATGGATTGTATGCGACTTGTAATTATCTTACAGAGATAGTGCCAAACATTAAACAAGTTATGGTCGTATGTACTATGAAAGTTTATGATGTAGATGATCCAACACAATATATATTAGTTGATGGTTGCTCTGCATTTGGAAACCTTGATAAGTTTGGGACCGGAAATGCTATGTCATACTCAAGAAAGTATGCGTTTTTAAATTTATTAAATCTTAAAACAGGTATCAAAGATGAGGATGGTTATGAGCCAAAACCATTTGAAGATTCTACAGAGCAATCTGTTGAACAAAATTCTTTAGAGGAATCTAAAGAAGAACCTACATACTTAGATGAAACTATAGATGTAGAAGAAATGAAACGTGCATTAAAATCAACTAATAATCTTGATGAGTTTCTAGAGGTTAAGAACTTGATTAGAAAAGACGTTGAGTTTCTAATGAGAAATAATTTACGAGCATATAGACAAGTAACAGATATTGCCGAAACTCGTGAATTACAATTAACAAATGGTCAGCAAAGCTGATGATAACAAAGGAGAAAACAATGAGTGAAGATGTAGTATGGTGTAATCTTGTAAGAAACCCAAACAAGAGTGAACCTAAACAACCAGATTGGGTAGCACCACCAAATGAAAATGCACCGGAAGGAAAAAAATGGACCAAAGGTGTTAAGATGTCAGATGGTAGCTGGTGGAACCAGTGCGCTTGGGATGAGGTAGATCAAGGAGGAGATGTTGTTGGTATAACTGTCAAGATTTCACCACCTACTTCAAATGAAAGTAAACCTACTTCAGCAAATAAAGGGTTTCAAAGCAAACCTAAATATGGTAACAAGGAATCATATAAGTTTTAATTAACTTATATTTAGTCTTGGGGGAGTTTTTTCTTTCTAGTTCCCTTTCGGTAGTTTTCTTCCCCAAGACACCTCTCTCAATATGGATAAGAAAATAACAGATATAGATCAAGAAATTGAAAAAAAAATTATTGATGATCGCCAGAAAGATTATGGTAACTATCAAGAAAATTTTGTAATGTTAGCAGAAATGTTTACAATCATTTTGTTTGATAGTTTGAAAAAACGAATTAAACCACACCAAGTAGGTCAATTAATGATGGCTCTAAAACTATATAGATCAACTAAAAACTTCAAAGCAGATAACTATTTAGACCTTAGTGTGTACAATAAAATGACCAGAGAGATACACAAAAAAGAGGTTGCTAAAAAGGATAAAGTATGACAAAATTTCGTAGAATTATCAATGGAGAATGTTCATTCGAGATGATTGAACTATTTGATGATGTAAAGAAGGCTGCAAACAACTCCAATAATGGAGAGCTTGTAGAATGTAAGATCAAAAATTTAAAAATTGATTTTACAACAGTAAAAAAGGAGCATGATGGAACAGATCAGATTGCGTCTGCAGAAGCTGAAGGATCTTCAAGCGAAAAAGCATGAAGAATATTTAGCTGCTAAGAGAGAGGTTGAGCAAAAGCAAAGAGATTCTTTTGATTTAATCTGGCAAATAGAGCAGACAAAAGAAGAATTAATGAGAACATAAACTTATTAATTTAATTATTAAAAAAAACTGAAGGAAAACGTAGGGGATCTATGACTTTAAAACAAAGAGAAATATTTAAAGAACTAAGATTAGCTATGATGGCTGGTCAATATTCAAACTTATCAAAGAAAGAAAAACTAATTTATAAAAATGCTTTTAAGAATGGTTATAAATTAGCGAAGAAACATATAAAAAAAAATAAAGAATATAAACCAAGAAAAATTATTAGTTATCAGTTTAGAAATATAAGTCCGGAGATTGTAGATTCTGTAATCAATAGAGTGTGTGTTAAATATGAAGTACACAAAAAAACTTTATTAGGTAAATGCAGAAATCAAGATGTAGTTCGTGCAAGAAATATTATACACAATATTTTAAATGATAAATACAATATGAACTTAACTAATATTGGTAGATACTTTGGACAGGATCACACTACAGTATTACACTCTATTCAAATGAAAGCTAACAAAGAAAGATTTTGGGGTCCGGAACAAACTATTTGGAATGAATATTTAGATTTAATTAATTAATGCACAAGTGTTCTAAATGCAAAAAAGATGCAGTTATCGTAGAGAAAAAATATATTATTGTGCTGTTTGTTATTTAAAATTAAAAAAAATATTTACTTTTTAAATCCAGACTTCATATTCTTGTAAGCCTTAGAACTAATAGTAGATTTCTTTTTGGATCTTGATGTACCAGCTTTCTTACGTTTGTTAATATTATAGTACAAACCTTTTTTAGCTGTCTTGCCAGACTTAGTTTTGTGATAACCTTTTTTCATTACTTCTTCTTCTTTTTAGATTTAGACTTCATTATCTTTTTTTTTAAAAAAGATGGTAAAGTTTTTTGTTTAGCTGTTAGTTTACCTTTGCTCTTTTTATATCCCGGCATATTGTTTCTCCATTAGTTTACGTTTACAATAATTATCAAAGCAAGAACCATCTTTACCATCATGGCAAAAATATTTCTTGGTATGAGTTATAATCCATCCACCCTCATTACTCAATAGTTCTTTATTACATTCTTCACAATAACCACAAAGTCTAACTGTTTCTCTTTTGACCCAAGTCTTACGTTTCATTAACAGTTCCAAGCACGAAGTGCTTTATTAATTCTACTGTTGGGATCTCTTGCAGTTTTAGCTGAAGTTAATTTCTTTTTCATGCCTTTCATTCTCGCGCAAAAACTAGCTCTTCTTTTGTTGCCTACCTTTTTACTTGGTGCTTTTAGATTGCCACCAGTAGCACGATTATAACTTCTTCTACCTTTAGCATTCAATCCACCTTTGGGATTCTTTCCTGCT